GACCCAAAGAACTGGAAAACACTTTGGCCTTGGACAGACAGAGCAGAAGGCGAAAAAGACGAACCTAATGATATCGGACTTTATCCTAAATGGGACGGACCCTCGTTATTTACAAGGCGGTCTGAAGTTGCTCCGAGTGTCTGGGCTATGGTCTACCAACAAGAAGACGTCCAATCCGACTCTATCTTCTCGCCAACAATTGTTGCAGGATGTGTTAACGGTATGCGAAAGCGTGGACCGCTTAGAAAAGACACGCCAGGCCACCCCAAGAACGTAGATTCAACTTATACCATTATTGGTTTTGACCCAGCCGTAACGGGACGCTCTGCTTTCGTAGCAGTATCCTATAACCGTGCTGATGGTCGTATATATGTTTTAGATTGCGTCAACATGGTTGACCCTACTCCTCAAAAAGAAAATGCTCTTATTAAAGAGTGGGTAGAAAGATTTAAGCCACAAGAGTTTAGGGTTGAAATCAACGCCCATCAAAAGTACTATGCTATGGATACAGAGTTGCGTGAGTATCTAGCATCCTATGGATGTCAACTTAACTCACACTTTACTGGTAAGAATAAATGGGATGTTGGATTTGGTGTAGCATCCATGGCAAGCCTTTTTGGCTCAGCCAGAGATGGTAGATTCCAAGATAACAACCTAATAGAGTTACCTTCCAATGAAGGCTCTGAGGGTCTTAAGTCTTTAGTACAACAACTTATCATTTGGAAGCCTGACACTAAGAACCCAACTGACTGTGTTATGGCATTATGGTTTGCTATTATTCGCTGTAGAGAACTTATGCAAACATCAAGTAGAGTTGGACAGTATCAAAATAATAGATGGGCTACTAGGGCACAAAAGGCTAGTAGAGGTTCACTTAATTTAGACGAAGCCTTTGCAGAGCAATGGCAAGAAACTTACGGATAGGAAACTAATGGCATTAACAATTGAACAGATAGCGGCACGAGTACAATCGTTACGTTATCGAAACAGTGAGAGAGATGCCCGTAATCTTGACGTGCTTGCTGTTCGTAAAGGTAAAATCTCTGAAGTCTATCCTGACTTCTTTCCAGATGGTGTAGATGCTAATGTCGTTGCAAATTTTATTGATATCGTTGCCAGGGACCTTTCTGAGGTTATGGCGCCTCTTCCAGCGGTTAACTGCTCAGCCGCTAATCAAGTCAGTGACCGTGCTCGTACTTTTGCCGATAAGCGTACTCGTATTGCTAGCAATTATTTTTCGAACTCTGACCTATCGGTCCAGATGTACTCAGGAGCGGACTGGTATTTAACTTACGGTTTTATCCCATTCATTGTAGAACTTGATGAGGAAGCAAAACTTCCTAGAATCCGTATTGAGAATCCAATCGGAGCATACCCAGAGTTTGACCGTTATGGTCGCTGCGTAGCATTTGCTAAGAGATATACACTTACATTAGGTGAGTTAGTAAGCCAGTTCCCAGAGTATGATAACATACTACTTGGCGGAATGGGCTATAAGCAAGACCTAAATGGTCAGATTGAAATGATTCGTTATTACGATAAAGACCAATCTGTAGTCTATGTTCCAGCAAGAGATAATTTAATATTATCACAAGCCAAGAATCCTCTTGGTAAGATGATGGTAATTGTAGCACGTAAACCATCTATCGACAATGAGTTGCGTGGACAATTTGACGACGTACTTGGAATTCAGTTACTTCGCAACCGTTTCGCCTTATTGGCAATGGAAGCAGCGGAGAAATCAGTACAGGCACCTATTGTACTTCCACAAGATGTACAAGAACTACAGTTGGGTGGCGATGCGGTTATCCGTACTGCCAACCCAGCAGGTGTTCGTCGAGTAGAACTTACACTACCACAAGGCGCATTTACAGAACAACAGTTACTTAATCAAGAACTTAGAGTTGGTGCTCGTTATCCAGAATCACGCACTGGAAACATTGATGCATCTATTGTTACTGGTCAAGGTGTACAGGCTCTTATGGGAGCATTTGATACACAGGTTAAATCAGCCCAAGCAATCTTTGCTGCTGCACTTCGTGATGTAATTAGCGTATGTTTTGAAGTTGATGAATCAATCTACCCAGAAGAGAAAACAATTCGTGGTGTTGATTCTGGCTCACCTTATGAAATTACATATAAGCCAACCAAAGATATTAAGGGTGATTACTCAGCAGATGTTCGTTATGGAATGCTTGCTGGACTCAATCCAGCCCAAGGTCTTATCTTTATGCTACAAGCACTTGGAGGCAAGTTAATCTCTAAAGATATGGCTATGCGTGAGTTACCATTTACAGTTAACGTAACTCAAGAATTAGAGAAGATTGAAATTGAAGATATGAGAGCCGCATTACTTGGCTCATTAACTGCTTATACACAGGCAATACCACAGATGGCTACACAGGGACAAGACGCTTCTGATGTTGTTAGAAAGATTGCTGCGGTAATCAAGGCTCGCCAAAAGGGACAAGCATTAGAAGATGCTATTGAGGCTACCTTTGCACCGCAACAACAAGTCCCTCCTGCTGGTGCCTCTAATCCTATGGTTGAGCAAACGTCCCCTGCTCCCTCTGGTGCCCCAGTAGGAGGCTCTCCTCAAGGTCCAGTTGGCGGTTTATTGCCACCTGAGCAACCACCAGACATTCAAACAATTCTTTCAAGTTTAACATCAGGCGGTAAAGCAGGCGGAAGAGTAGTAACAAGAAGTTAACTAAGTGGGGGACAATGACAACAATTATAGGAATAGAACATAAAGACCGCTGTTTCATAGTTGCTGATAGTCAAACTACTGATGCTGATGGTAGAATTTATTCTCATCCTGAGGTTAAAAAGATTTCTGAAAATGGAATGTTTTTAATTGCTGGTTCTGGAGAAACACTTCCTTGCGATATTGCACAACATATCTGGGAGCCACCAGTTCCAACTAAGCAAGATAGAGAAGACTTATATCACTTTATGATTGTAAAGGCTATGCCTTCTCTTAGAAAGTGTATGGCAGATAATGGCTATAACTTTGATGAAGATACAAAAGAAAATAGATTTCAATTTATTATGGCTGTTGGTGGAGAGATATTTGATGTCGACCAAGAGTTATCAATAAGCAAATCTGCAGATGGAGTATACGCTGCAGGTTCTGGTGCTACATATGCACTAGGTGCTTTATATGCTGGAGCAGATGCTTATGAAGCAATGGAAATTGCATCTAGACTTACAGCATTCACAGCAGGTCCATATATATCAAAAGAGCAACCAAGAAAAATTAAGTAGGAGATAAAGTGGCTGGAAATGAAAATAGTGGCGGATATCGCCCAACAGCACCACAGAACAATCCCGCAAATATTTCCGCTACAGGCGGAGCAGGTGGAAGTGGCACTCAAGCACCCAAGTATATACCTGGGATGAAACAATTAGGTTCTACAGGAGTTGAAACAATGGCACAACAAAATGCGGCACCAATGGCTGGGACACCACCAATGCCTGTATTTTCTAAAGAACTAGGAACTTTATTAGGACCAACCAATAACCCATCTGAGCCAGTTACCGCTGGAGTAGATATGGGTCCTGGACCTGGCTCTGAAATTCTTCCAAAAAATATTAGTGCCGATACTAGAGCAGATGAAAATAAAATGATTGTCCAAAAGTATCTTCCAACATTAATGCAAGCAGCAAACTTACCAGATACTCCAGATTCATACAAGCGTTTTATTAACTATCTACTAGAGCAACAATGAGTAGAGTAGCCTGGCTACCAGGTAGCCTATTTGATAATGTAGACAAATTTGCCAATTCACTTGGCTACCAAAATGCTGGTATTGCTATAGAATTAGCAATGCAATCTTGGGAGTCGCCAGAAGATAGAAATGCGTTTATTTATGCAATCACTGGTGACAATATCCAGGGTGGGACAGAAAGCAAATATCCAATTCGTAATTTAAGGAGATAGAATGTCATTGTGGTCAAGTTTCACAAGCGCTATCTCAAATAAAGTTGTTAAACCAGTTACCTCTTTTGGTAAGGATTTTTTGGCAGGAGATTTAGAGCCAATAATTGCCGCTCCGAAACCTGGTACTGAAAAAGAATTTAAAAGCAGAGTTCAATCAGGACTTAGAAGTGTAAACCAATTTGGTATCAATACTGCAGAGCGTTCCGCTGACTTATTACTAAGAACAGCAACCGAATTAAACAATAGAGTAATCTCGCCTTTAATTACTCGACCAATGTCAACACTTGCTTTATTAACTGACCCTAACTCTCCATTATATCAAAAAGGTCAGTATGACGAAGGTTTTCAATTTAAAGATATAGCCACCGCTTATAATCGTAGTGCTAAAGTATCTACTGGGCAAGCATTAACAAAATCGGTTCTATCTCCAGTTGGGCAAATAGGTTATCTTACTGGTCTAACAAATGAAATTGATTTATGGGACGACGAAAATATACAAAGAAATTTTTCTGATAATATAGTTGGAAAATACTTTACTGGTGTTACAGATTTAGTTGTTGGCGGTATTGGTGTAACTAAAGCGTTTGGTGTTGCTGGTAAAATTGGAAAGTCTGGTTTAAACCACGCTGGTATTAGCACTAGAGCAAAAACAATAGATGAGTTTAAACAAGATATTCAAACTGGCTTTGACTATGCAGATAATCTTGGCGGTAGACAAACCGTAGCAGCAACGCATATGATGCAAATGGCTGAAAGCAAGAATCTTGGCGAGATTGAAGATTTAGTTCAGTTGTATAGCAACAACGAAAGATTAGCCCCAATCATTGCTGGTACAACTAAAAAAGAAATTGTTAAAGATTTAATTCTTGCCGACAAGGGAGATGTAGAGGCTCTTAGTCGTCTTGTCCAAACCAATGCTGATGACTTATTTGCAGCAGGCAACGTTGCTGGACAATTACAAACAAAATATTTACAAACTGGAAATATATTTATTCCAGAAGGACCAGCGGTAGACCGCTTAAAAAGAGCATTTGACCAGGCTGTCACTAAAGATGAAAGAATGGTTGAACTTCGCAAAACATTTTTTGACGAGTCTGACCAACTTAGAGTTTTGGGAAAGACAGATTACTTCCCAGTAGACCCAAAGTTTGCTGGAGTAACTGGACTTTCAGATGCATATATTAAAGCAGAGTCAGCCCTAAGATTTGGTAAATCAGCAACTAAATTTGATGAATACAAGTATGGCATGCGAAAAGGCAGCAAGCAAGCCACAGACCAATTAGCCGAAGTTTTAAGTTTAAAAATTGGTAATAAAGTTGGCGGACCAATTGTTAATCTTATTAAATTTAGAAACCAGGTAACTGGATTAAAGCCTTTGCGTTATGTGACATTATCTGGTATGCGTCCATTTGACGCAAGAGTAGAGTTAACTGCTTTTGTTGACGCTGTTCCAACATTCAGAGACGGTAATAAAATAATAAATATTACTCCTACTGAGGTAAGAAAAGTTGCAGATATTAGACGTGAGTGGGAAAGAGCCTATGTGGCTGCCAAAGACCCAATGGAACGCTATAATGTTTTAGATGCAATTAATGACCAAATTGGTTTTGCTGTAGCCTGGAATAATGGTTGGAGAACCGAAAAAGAGATTAGCGCAGTAGTTAGAGATATGCGCTCTAAAGTTTCCACCAATAAGGCTGCCCACGAAAAAGTGGGATACTCTTTTGATGCCAATGGGCAGATGAATGTGACAAGTCCTGAGACTACTCGCCAAATGGCAAACTCATATTTATTTACGCCTTGGGATGCAATTGAAAAAGAAATTATATTAGAGTCTAGTGTAGGTGTTCGTAGAGCATTTGGAACTAGCAAGCAAGTTGCTAAACAGGTTTATGAAGGCCTGACAAGAGTGTGGACATTTGATGCTTTGGTAAGACCTATGTACATCGTAAAGCAATCTTTATTTGAGCCTTATATTAGCGCTTCTTTAGCATTAGGGCCAACAGCAGCCGCAAAAATTGCAAAGACATCTATTGTAAATGGTTTTAAGAATAACGTAATTCAAAAACCTGCTGGAGCAGCGGCTAAATTAATAAATAGAAAAGATTTAAAGGCCGTCAATAAAAGAGTTGCTCAGAATCAAAGAATTTTAAATACTTTGGTGGCTCAAAAAGACCATCTTTCTGCAACCATAGACGATATGCTTACTTCGGGTTCTCCTGCTGCTAGACAGCAAAATTTACCTAAGTTAAAAAAGTATTTGACTGCAGTTGATAATCTTGTTGAAAAGGCAGAACTTAATCTTATTGAATCTATGGCACCATTGGGTAAAATGCCTAAGATTAACAATGCTCCTAGCCTACGACGCAGAATTGATTATATCGAAAAGAATTTATCTCCTGCCGAATTAGCAAAAGTACAGCCTCAGTTAACTGCCGCTAAAAATGGTCTCTCAAAGTACTATGCAACAGTTGCTAAAATGGCAACCAATAACAAGGTGCTTAAAGAGGTAGACGATAGTCTAATGAAGTCTTATGATGAAATTGATAACATATTAGATAATACTCCAAGTTTAATAAGGGAGCAGGCTGAACTATTTGGCAAAAGTGCTAAATATAAGCAACGCTACTATGGTAGAACAGACAACTATCGCATGTTCAACGGTCAATGGGTTCCAATAACCTCATTCTTTGATGACATAGACGGTAATAACTTTTCCAAGGCCGTAAGAGCAGAAGTAGATAATACAATAACTGCCGAGCAAACATTCTTGGGTGAACTTTCTGTTGGAACAACACAGGCTACGATTCATGGAAGAATTCCTAACCTGCCAATTGATATATCTAATCCTTTGTATTTTCAAGAATTACAGCACGTTGCTAATGACTTAATTCGTGGCGATAAATTATTTGATATTCTTTTAAGTAATCCAGTAGAAGCAACTTTAAAAAAATGGGTTGTTAGCCAAGAAGGTATTCAATATCTAGCCCAATGGGGTATTCATGGTGCTGATGATGGAATATCTTACGTAAAAGATAAACTTGCTTTTTTAAATAGAACTATCCCATCAAAAGAAGCACAAGCAGTTATTTTAAAGCGTGAGATTAAAGAAAATGAATTAATGGACCTACTTGCTCCATACGCTAAAGATAATAAGTTGTTCCCAATTGCTCCGTCTGACTGGAATTATGCAGAAAGCGCAATATTTGGAAACCAGGCTGGGAGCGCATTAACCAAGATTCTTTCTAAGAAATCTAATGAAATTTATAAGAAACTTAATGCTCCTGAAAACCCACTTCGTGAAGGAGTCTTTGACCAGTTAGCAATGACTAACCTAGCAAAGAAGGCGCAATCCTTGGCTGACCAAGGCGTATCAGTTTCTCAAGCACAGTGGAATGCCTTACGTCAAGCAGCAGGTAGAGAAGCATTACAAGAAACAGAAAAAACATTCTATACAATTCGTAGACAAAACTCTGTGCTGTATGCTGCTCGTGCCGCCGTTGCATTCCCAGCAGCGTCTTTAAATGCGTTCTATCGATATGGTAGACTTGCCGTTAACAACCCTACAAGAATGACTGGGTTTGTATATAATTACGGTAGAACATTTGAAAACTTTGGTGTAGATAAATACGGCAACCCAACTGATGATATAAATCAGATTGCATGGTTAGTATTACCAGGTAGCAAAGATTTTGGTCCATTAGCCAATAAAGGCGAAGGCGTAAGACTAAATGCTAAATCACTAGGATACTTACTTAACCTACCAAGCCCATCTTTTATAACCTCAGTGTCTGTTGCAAAGATATTTAAAGAATGGCCTACAGCAGAAGACTACGCAAGTGGCAAAAAAGGTCCTGAGTGGATTAAGGCTCTCTTGGGAGCACAATATAACAGAAGTTTTCCATATGGACCACAAGATAGCCTAAGAAAAGCATTTGTACCTACATGGGGAAGCGCCCTTGCAAACTGGGCTACAACTCCAATGGGGCAAGATAACTTCTTATCTTCTGTAAACTCAGTTTATAGGTATCATAAAATCCTATTTGATATGGGAATTGAAACCAAATTTGTAACTGAGGAACAGGCAATACAGGAAGCCAGAGGGCTTTGGTTTGCTAAGTTTAAAAACAGTTTTATATCTCCATTTGGTGTGCCAGTAGATGTTAACCTATATCCAGCAAGTATGGTTGATGGATTATATAGTAAACTAATTGATAAATATCAAAAGCAAGGAATGAATCGTGAGCAGGCTAAGACTGCGGCTGGAGATGAACTTTTAACTATTGTTGGTCCTGAACTTACATTAGAAAATGTTACATTCAAGGATTACAATAAGAACATTCCTGGAGTAGTCCCAACTGTTGAAAACTATAATAGGATTTTTTCTGATAACGAAAATCTAGTAAAGCAACTTGCAAACATTAAAGATGGTGATATCTCTTTAGTTGGTCTATTGGGTGCTGATATAGAGTATAAATCTGAAGATAGAAACCTATCTATCTCAAGACTACTTAATGACCCTAATACTAAACTACCTGGAACTAGCAAGTTAATTAATGATACTAAACTTACTCCAGCAGAAGAAGATATTCAACGCCAAAAGAATATTTTATGGCAAAGATACAATGCTATGAAAGATGCTTTAACAGCAACTATTACTGATGGCAGGTCTTTCCGTGCTCATAAAGAACTAGGCGATGCATTGCAATATGCCGCTAGAACAGTATTTAGGGCTGAGAGCCAAGAATGGTTTGATGAATATTCTTCTGGACTTAGGGGAGATAATTCTTATAACTACGCTAAGGCATTTAATCTAATCATTAAAGACCCTGGCTTTATGAATAAGCATGGCCAAACAGAATACTGGCAAGATGTTAATACATTTATGAATATTCGTAATCAAGTAGTTCAAGTCTATAACTCATTTCCAGATGGAGATAGTAGAAAAGCAAAGTTTAAAGACGCTTATTTAGATTATATTGAAGGCAATATGGTTGCTTTTCATCCTAAATTACAAACAATGTTAAAAATATATTTTGACAATGATACCCTAAAGGCGGTTGACTAGTGGTTGCACCAGTTACTCAAAATCAAAAAACGCAGGCTCAGGCAGAGGCTGACCTTGCTAATTTTGATATACAAAAAATTATAAATGCAATGAGTGGCGATTCAGGTAAGCCTACATCTACTACTAGTTCATCTAGGAACATCACTAGGTTAAATAAAGTTTCCGCTAGAGCCTTGCTTGAAAAAACAGCAAAAGATATTCAGTATAATGTTAAATTTACCGATGTTGACTTAGATGACTTTTTAAAGAAATTTAAGGCAGAACAAGACAAGCAAATAGAAAATGTTGTTAAGTCCACCAATGTTAAGCCTGGAACAAGTACCGATGAGATAAAGCGTCAAGTAGAGAATACCTTAACCACAGAATATCCATCATATTTTAAGCCAGAGATATTTGCTTCTGATTATATTTGGGCAAAGGTAAACTTTAAAGACGAAAAAACTTTAGGTGGAAAGTCTTTAACTGCTCTTAATAACGTAAGGTCTATCCTTGCTGGCTTTGGGCCATTAGATTTCTCTGATGCAGAAATTTATACTGCAGCCAAGCAAATTGCTAAAGGCGAAATAACAAATGATGATTTTAGGTCTACAATTGCTCAAAAAGCAATGGCCAACTATCCTCAATATGCTGAACGTTTAAAGCAAAATCCTGGTTCTACGATTAGAGACCTTGCTTCTCCATATATTAATCTTATGGCAAAAGAACTAGAACTAGACCCTAATACAATTGAATTAGATAATATAGAACTAGATAGAGCAATACGTCCAGATGGAACTGCAGGTAAATTGCCGTCTATGTCCCTTGCAGACTTTAGAATTAAATTAAGAAACACTCCTCAATGGGAAAACACAACTGCTGCTAATGAGTCAGCAAGAACTGCTGCAACAGCAATAGGTAGAGCGTTTGGATACGGAGTATAATGGCAACACCATCAAACTTTACATACGGACTAGGAAATCCTAAGGTAACTACAATTACCAAGCCTGGTCAGACATTACCTACCACTAAAGCGGCAAATCCCGTCAAATCTACTCCTAAGGGAGCAGTGATTGATAAAGAGGTTCAAAAGGCAATAGACGACGCAAATAAAACTATTGGTGCCGCAGAAAAAGCATTACAAGATTTTATTAATAGCCAAAGCGCATCAAGTGGTGGTGGAAACACTTCTACTGGATTAACATATGAGCAACAATTAGCATTACAAAGGCAACAACAAGATGCTGATAGGGCTCTTGCAGAGGCCGCTAAACCAACATTAGCATTAGATACATTTAAAGCAACATTGGGTTTAATATTTGGAAAAGAAGAATCAAATAAGAGTTATGTAAGTAAACTTTACCAATTGACTTCAGGATTTTATAAAACTGGTTCCACAACAGAGGAAGCAATAAATCTTGCCTTATACCAGGCCGAGAATGAAAACGCTATTCCTGAATTTACTTCTAGATTTAAAGGAATATTTGCACTTAGAGATGCAAAGCAAAAAGGTGCCGCTATTACGGTTCCAACTATTGCTGAGTTTTTTGCTACCGAGGCAAAGATGGGTGAGGTTCTAAGAACTGCTGGATTAGGTGACCTGGCTACTGAGAACTTCCTTGGTGATATAATTGGACAACAAAAATCAGTTAATGAAGTAGCGAGCCTAATTAGCGATGTATTTAATGCAATTGATTATGCTCCTAAGGAACTTAAAGAAACACTATCAACATACTTCCCTGGAGTAGATAGAGTATCTATTGCTAAAGCAATTTTAACTGGACCAGAGGGAGCACAGGCTCTAAGTCAGAAAGTTAAGGGTGTATCTGTTATTTCTGCTGCCCAACAGTACGGAATGAACGTTGATTTACCAACAGCAATTGATATTGCAAATAGAGGTTACGACTATAATGCCGCACTTACTGGATATGGTCAAGTAGCAAGTCTTGGCAGAGCAAATACTATTGCCGAATTTGGTGGTGGCAAGTTCACCCAGCAACAAGCGCAAAATGCAGTATTTATGAAAAATATATCAGACCTAGGACAAATTTCAAGTCTGAAAGAAACAGAACAAGCAAGATTCGCAGGCGAATCTGGAACCATGAAAGGTTCGTTCTCTACTGGATACCTAAATAAGGGTTCTTCGGCAGGACAGTTCTAAATAGAATCCTATGTGGCCGACCAGCACACATGGCGTAAAAGACTGGTAGCAAGAGCCAGGCTAGTTCCCCGACTAGAATCTGAGGCTTGCGACTAACAACGAATAGAAGGGTGGGTTGCTATGAGCAACAATTACTGGGATGAAGACGAAGACGACCTAGATACCAACAACGATACACAGATGGACGGAAGCGATTTACTTAAAAAATTGCGGAAAGCCAAGCGTAACGATGAAAAGCGTATCAAGGAACTCACTGAGCAACTTGAGGGATTATCCAAGGTGCAGCGTGAGCGTACAGTCAAAGAGGTCCTAGAAAAGAAGGGTGTCAACCTTAAAGCAGCAAGATTAGTTCTTAAGGATTTAGAAGATGTTAACGAAGAGTCAGTTTCTAACTGGCTTGATGATAACGCTGATTTATTCGGAATTACGGTTGCTAAAGAAGAGCCTAAAATAAGTGAAGTAGATAAAGCCGCCTTACGGCAGCAAGATGTACTAACTCAAGGCGCTATGACCCCAGACCGAGCAGAGGATTTAAATCTTCGCATCGATAATGCAGATTCAATGGATGCATTATTGGATGTACTTCGCTCACAATAATTCCGTTCATAGTCACTTGGAGGTGACGATATGGCATATGTATCAACAGACTCCGCTTCATTAGGCGGAACCGCTGGTGGTGCTGGTCTAGTCCAGAAGGCGTATGACCGTCTTCTAGAATTCGCTCTCCGTTCTGAACCACTAATTCGTTCAGTCGCAGATAAGCGTCCAGCACGTCAAGCAATCCCAGGCTCAACAGTCGTTTTACAACGCTATGTTGACCTAAGCGCAGCAACTACCGCTCTGACAGAAACAACTGACCCAGATGCAGTAGCAATGTCAACACCAACATCAGTAACCATTACTCTTAACGAGTACGGTAACTCAGTGTTGGTAACTCGTGCATTAGAGTTATTCTCTCTTGCAGATGTTGACCCTGCAATCGCAAACATTATTGCATTCAACCTTGCAGATTCTATTGACTCCGTAGCAATGACAACATTGCGTGGCGGTTCAAATGTAATTTACTCAGGTTCAACTGCAACTTCAACAGCAACTATCACTGCTGCTGCAACACTATCTTCTGCTAACATCCGTAAGGCTGTTGCTAAGTTACGTGCTGGCAAGGCCGTTGCTCGTAAGGGTTCACTATACTGGGCTGGTATCCACCCAGAAGTATCCCACGACCTACGTGCTGAGACAGGTTCAGCAGGATGGTTACTTCCTAACCAATACGGCTCTGTTCAAGACCGTATCTGGGCAGGAGAAATTGGAACATACGAGGGTGCATACTTCGTAGAGTCTCCACGTCTGTACTCAGCAACTGATGGTTCTTCATCTGCAAAGGTGTACCGCACAATCATCGCTGGACAACAGGCATTGGCTGAGGCAGTTGCCGAAGAGCCACATGTAGTTATCGGACCAGTAGTTGACCGCTTGATGCGTCACCGCCCAATGGGTTGGTACGGCGTATTAGGATTTGCTCGCTACCGTGAAGAGGCACTATACAGAATCGAATCAGGTTCTTCAATCGCTTAGTTGATTGACGCTGTAGCAGGAGTAGAGATATTCCTGCTACGGAGTAAGTTCATTAAGGAGAAACGTGGCAGATTACATATTTACAACACCTATTGTAGAAGAGGGACCAATCGGTAAACATCGATTGTTTTATTTCTATAAAAGAGATGTTGGTATTTCCGTGGTGAAGCAAAATGGCTCATATAAAATTAGCCGCTATCCACTAGACCCAAGTGTGGAAACATATGAAGAGTTTTACGCTGGTGGACATAACCACGTAGTAGATGATACCACTAAAGCAGCATTAATTGCTGGTGGCATAGGAGTTACAGAAGAAAACTTTACTGCAGTATAAGGGGATAAATGAAACATTGGGAACATCATCCAGAACCAATTGATGGATGTTTTGGATGTAAAGGTTTAGGACTTCAGATGAACTCTGGAGATGCCAAGAGAGATATTTCTGATAAGAAATGGACCTCTGAATTAAAGGCTTACAAAGATGCAAGAGCACAAGGAATACAACCAGCAGGAACAACTATGCGTCATGTACAAGAAGCGCATAGGGCTTCAGAAGTTTTAGGTAAAGCGTATAATGCGGACACTATGCCTAAGACTAAAGATATAACTCCAAAAGCCGCAGCCGTAATGAAAGAGATAGGACAAATCTAATGCCAAAAGTAGGAAACAAAAAATTCCCATATACTGCCAAGGGCAAGAAGGCTGCAAAGGCTTATGCTAAGGGTGAGAAGATGGAATCCAAATCTGAGAAGATGATGGAAATGCGTAAGGGTATGAAGAAGATGGGTAAGAAGAAATAATATGGCTACTCCTAAACCACGTACTAGCCCAGGAATCAACCAATCAACTGTAAATAAGAATTATAAAAATACATCTAATTCTTCAAGTTACTTTGGCAATGTTGGTAAAGAATTTAAAGACTTTGTTAGGGTCTATAACGCTACAACTGAAATGGCTAACACTTCTGGACCTGGAACCGATGCAGCAGCAAGTAGACTCCGCAATCAACAGGATAAAGAATTTGGTCAACTTATGGGTGCCCTGATAGGAAAACGATATAATAGCAAAGGTATACGAACAAGATGAAAAAGGCTAAAGGTACAAAAAAAGTTGTTAAAGTAATGAAAGAGTTTAAATCTGGCACCCTTCATTCTGGCAAAGGTGGCAAGGTAGTAAAAAATCCAAAGCAAGCAATTGCCATTGCTTTATCTGAAGCAGGCAAGACCAAAAAGAAAGGTAAAAAATAATGGCAAGAAATTCTGATATGCCTAGCAAGTCTGGATTAAAACTTGGTGCAGGTCGTCCTTCTTCAACAGTAGGAAGCGCTAAATCAAAGTCAGTACGTCCTAAAAATGTAAATAAAAATATTAAAGTTTCTCAATCTGAAATTAATAGCATTAAGAAACTTGGAATGAAAAAGGCTCTAGAGATTGCTGCTATGAACAAAGGTTCAGAGCAAGCAGGAGCAGTAGCGTCTTTCGCTGAAGGTGTGCGTCGTCTATATGGTGAGACACGCTTCCAGAATGCAGTCTATACACCAAAGGCTTCTCCTGGACCTGCTACAAATACATTAAACCTATATGGTGCCGCAAAGCCAAGGTTAGGTGGAAATTCTAATGCACGAGAAGATAGAAAACCAAAACCAGCAGTTCCTAACCCAAATAGAGCCAATGTACGTGAGGGTAGAGTTGCAGGACCAAAACCAGCGGCTAAAAAACCTATGACTCCATATCAGAAAGATATGGCTCGTAGAGGAATTTACAACGCATAATGTCATCGGGTCAACGTAAGCGTCACGACGGTTGGAATAAGTCAATTATGCGGGACGGTATGATTGTTATTCTACGTAAGGACGGGTCGGAGAAAGTCCGCCTTGACCCTAAGACAAAAGAAGTTATTAAGGGGAGCAAATGAAAGATTCAAGATTAAAGAGAGTAGGAGTATCTGGTTTTAATAAACCAAAACGTACTCCTAATCATCCAACTAAGTCACACGTAGTAGTGGCTAAAGAAGGTAGTCAAGTAAAGACTATTCGATTTGGACAGCAAGGTGTAACTGGGGATAGAAAACCTACTGCTAGACAGAAATCTTTCAAAGCACGTCACGCTAAGAATATTGCTAAAGGCAAGATGTCTGCAGCATACTGGGCGGATAAGGTGAAATGGTGAAAAAGAAAACAGCATTTTAGGACAAGAAGAATCCTAAGAAGACTTCTAAGAAATTAACACCAGCACAGAAGAGTGCTGCTAAGGCTAAGGCTAAGGCTGCAGGTAGACCTTATCCAAACTTAGTAGACAACGCAGCAGTATCACGTAAAAAGAAATAGGGGCATAGGGGACTATGAGTAAAAAAGATTCAGTAGCAGTTGTATGGTGTGACAACGGTATGGTTGATGGCAAGTTTATGCAAGGCGTAACAGATGTAATGTTAAAGTCTGGTGTAGAGTTTGCAACATCACTACGAAGTCAGGGCAACCAGATTGCTAG